AGAAACATTTGATTTAACAAAATTTGTAAAATTAGTTGACTTACCTATTGAGGGTGGAGCAGAAGGAATAATTAGACGTAGATTTGACAAGTCAACTGTAACAGAAATACCATATGGGACAATAGTAAGAACTAAACAAGAAGTTTTAGATATCATACTTGGTTATGGTGAGTACCTAACTGACCAAGGTTTTGACTTCAACGAATTCAACAAAGATTTAGAAGTGGTTGCCAACTGGCAATTAAGTGCAAAAGAATTTTTATTCTGGACAACTCAAAAATGGGATCAAGGCAGTGTAATAAGTTTAAGTCCTGCATCTAGAAAATTAACTGTAAAATCAAGTTACAGTGTTGCTGACAATGTAATAGACAATTTTTACTCATATGGCATTTTAAAAGAAGACGGAAACAAATTAGACCGTAATTTTTTAAGAATTGTTAGACAAGCAAATAATTTTAGTTTACTTACAAAAAATACAGTTAACGGAATTTATTTTGCAAAAGTACCTCTTGTACAAAAAGAACAAGTATGTTTAATTGACAACCAGACATCATTCAATGACTTAATATACGATCCAGCAAGTGGTTACAAACAAGATAGATTAAAAGTATTAGGGTATTTGACAGAGTGGGACGGAAGTCAATCCATTCCAGGCTTTGTATTCAGTGTTGCAAACATAAAAGAATGGACGCAATACACTGATTACTCAATGAGTGACGTAGTAAAACATAAACAGTTCTATTACACAGCAAACACAAAATTAAAAGGCACTTCAGCATTTGTCGATGCCGATTGGACAAGGTTAGATGGTGCTCCTAGTGATACATTGATATCTAACTTTGATTACAGAACTAATCAATTTGGTGATTTTTATGATTTAGACACAGACAACTTTGACACTGAACAGCAAAGAATGGCGCAACATTTAATTGGATACCAGCCAAGAACGTATTTGAAAAATATTATTAATGATGATGTTGCACAATACAAATTTTATCAAGGTTTTGTTCGAGAAAAAGGAACAGAAAATTCATTATCTAAAATTTTTGATGCTCTATCAAGTGCAGATAAAGAAAGCATAGACTTTTACGAAGAATGGGCAGTACGTAAAGGACAATACGGAGCAAGTGCTGTATTCGATGAAGTTGAATTCAAATTAGATGAATCTAAAGTAAGATTAAATCCACAACCGATCGAATTGACAGATAATCTGCCTACAACAGAAAGTGATTTAACATATAGAATACAATCAGGACAGGTGTATTTGAAACCAGATGCATATACACATTCACCTTTTCCAACAAAGTACAACAAAAATACATATGTTAAAACAGCAGGACCAGTTAATCCTGTCGATATCAGTTTAACAGTTGGCAAATACGCAGATTTATTGACGGCAGATATAACAAATATAGTAGACAACAATTATGTTTGGGTTGGAGATTACAATTCGACTTGGAACGTTTTTAGATATTCTAAAACCACACAAAGAATACAAGCAATAAATGTAGTCAACAACACAATAGAAGTTGACACATTGAACACGCCTGAAATGACAGTGGGTGAAATATTCGTTGTTTATGCAAATGGAACAAATTACACTTTCAAATGTACAAGTGTTGAACCTTCAAAAATTGTGTGCGAGCCTAAAACAGGATTCCAACAGTTGTCTACTGCAACAGGTTACATTAGCAGGTACATAAGTGCTAAATTTACAAGCACAGATGCAATTAATAATAGAGTAAACACAACAGGCATAAGAGACAACGAAAAATTCTGGATAGAAGCAAGTGATGATGGTAAATGGAAAGTTGTTAACAATAAATTTGTTTACAAAACACAAAACGAAATTAGCACAACCTCTGTTTCAGGTGATGAAAGTTTTGGACAAGTAATTGCAACAAATAAAAATAATACTGTTGTTCTTGTAAGTCAACCAACTGACAGTGATGGAGCAATCTATGTATTTGTTAGAGGCACGGAAAGTGGTAATTTAAGATTTTCACAAAAGATAGAAGCACCTACACAAGATCCATTGCTAACAAGTTTAGATTTATTTGGCTCTAGCAGTAGTTTTGGTTCAGCAGTGGACATCAGTCCGGACGGAAACTTTGTTGTTATTGGTGCACCTACAGCCGGCAACCTAAAAACAGAATACAAAGGTGTGTTCAGTCCAAGTACAAACTATAATGTAAACAATATAGTTCAATATAAAAACCAATTATGGAGAGCAACAAATCAAATTACAGGTCAAGATCCATCTGTAGACTTTACAACGTTCGATGGTGCTGGATTATACAAGGAAAGCACACAAACTTCTACATCGAACATAGTAATAGGAGATCATATATTTCCTAATGTAACCACAACGCACTTACTAATAAGAGCAAGTAGAGATCAATACCAAGGAACTAAAATTGGTGATAGATTGATAATGCAATACTTAGGTTTTAGCAGTGATTATCCATTAGATAGAAGCAATTTAACTAAGGCTACACAAAAACCTTTTGCAGGAGTTGGTGACCCAACTATTAAAACTAACCTTTTCAGTGCAACTGAAGTGCCGATTGTACAAAAAGTTGATGTTATTTTGAAAGTAGATCTAACTTTAGTAGATCCGATACTGACGGCTGTTGTAAATTCAACTAGTTTTGAAGGTACAGTTGCTTACAAGAGAAAAGAAGGAACAAAAACTTTACTTTACCTCAAAGATGTTGAGGGTGTTGTTTCAGCATCAGGTACATTAATGTATGGTACACTTGAAGTAGGTACTTACAATAGAGTCCTTGTTGAAGATTATTCATACCTAAGCGGTTTTTGGATGGTAGATATCAATGCAACCATCTCTACAAGTGCAGGTATAGACACTTCTAATCATTTAGTGATACAAGATATTAAAAGACAAGGTGTCACAAGGAACACAAATAAATTTGTTAACAGCATAGACGAAACAATACAAGCAATTACGCCACAAACTCCAATGTATCAATCACAGTTTGGAGTTTTAACTTACTACGAATCATACTACATAGATTCAAGCACCAACCAATGGGTATCACGAGGTTCACCTACAGGAATATTAAACAACAATTGGTATGTGCGTACTACACCAACATTTACTAAAAGTCAAAATGACACCATAAACGTTTGGTTCAACACCGTTGGCACAAACAAGTTTGATTTTGCAGGTATTAATTTATCAAGCACAGACACAAACGGACTAAAAACAGTTGCTGACGTGATGGACGGTTACATAGATGTTGATTCGCAGAGTGATTCTAATAATAATTTCTATTTTCCTGGTGTAGGTGATACTGTAAGAGATGATGTTACATTGAACACAGCGACAGTTGTGTTGACACAATTTACAGCCTTAAACAAATTAAGAGTTTGGATCAAAAATTCAACAGGCACATTTACATTAGGTTCAAATGCAGGTGTAAACGGAACAATTACAAGAATGGGAAGTCCAAACAGAGCACTTGGTAACATTGAACAAACAAATATGGCAGGACTTAATGGTGCTGGAAAATTATTAGTGTTCACAAACACAGGAGCGATTACTATTTCAGGAAATGCTACAGAGTATTTTGCAAATGACAAAGAATATTGGTTATGGGACGAACAAACACTAGACGGAATATCTGCGAGTGCAAATACTCCGAGTTCTACCAACTATGATTGGAATAAAGTTTTCAATATACCGATAGGAGAAGGTACTGCAAGTGGTCTAACCAACGAAGGTGCGTTCTTAATTTACAAAAAAGATGGCACAGGAAACTATTCATACAATAGTGCATACACAGTTCCAGATACAAAAGCAAATTTGAAACTAGGTTCTAGAATTAAAGTGAGAACAGTAGGTGATAAGACAGTTGCATTCATAGGAGCGAGTGGAAATTTAGAAACAAACAATCCTGGTAAAATATATTTTGTGGAATATAATGCAAACAAAAATTGGACACTGGGTACTGATCCATTGTACACTGGTACGTTTGATAACACAGCAAATTATGTTACTGGCGAACTAGTTGTTTATGCAAATCAACTTTACAAAGCAAACACAAACCTAACACCTGGTGCATGGAATCCTGTATATTGGACTTTACAAAGCACAAGAACAGATATGTTAGGATATATTCCAAATGATTCAGGAATAGAACTAGAGCAAGACAGTACTTTAGCACAAAACGGATTGGTTCGTTTTGCAGACAGATTCGATGTTGACGATAACGGTGTAAACATTATCGCAAACATACTTTACAACAATGACAATCAAAAAGTTGTTGTGTATAGATTGGATAACGGACATTACACTTACAAACAAACCATTGTACCACCGAATGATTCTGCGGCGATGATAAATTTTGGTTCTGATGTAAGCATAAGTGGAGATGGAACATTGATTGCTGTTGGTAGTCCTCTAAAAGATTTAACTAATATAGACATGGGTGCTGTATATGTTTACAAAAAAGCAACCGACGATACAGGAGTTTACAGTTACAATCAAACATTGTCAAGTCCAGATAGAGAAGTTTCAGAAAACTTTGGTCACACACTAGCATTTAGTGGTACTGTTTTAGCAGTCACAAGTTTAAAGGGTGATATGCAGGTGCCTACGACATTAGACAATGCAACTACTTCGTTTGATGACCAAATGACTACATTTACAAAAACATTTACAGACAGTGGTGCTGTTCACATCTATCAGAAGTTTGAAAACACAATGTTGTATGGTGAAAAATTTAATTACGCAAACGACAGTTTACAGCAATTTGGGTCTAACTTAACCATAAACAATAATCACGTTTACATTGGGTTACCAACACTGCAATTAACAAATCAACAAAAAGGAACTGTAATTAATTTTAGAAAATCTCCAACAGAAAATAATTGGACTAGTATTCATGAAATGACTACTGGTATTGATCAAATAGATTTAACAAAAATTAAAAGTATCTTCTTGTACGACAAAGTATCAAATAAAAAATTAGCGGATTTAGATTATATAGATCCATTGTATGGTAAGATACCTGGACCAGCAGAAGCAGAACTATTTTATAAAACACTTTATGACCCGGCTGTGTACAACAATATAGGAGCGTCTGGCACAGTAGACATAACAAACAGTTGGACTGACACACAGGTTGGCAGACTTTGGTGGGATTTAAGCACGGCAGTATACTATTATCCTTATCAAAGCAATGTAATCTTTAATAATGCTTATTGGAATAAACTATTTCCAGGTGCAACAATTGATGTACACGAATGGACAGAATCAACTAGAACGCCTACAGAATGGAACACTCTATCTGCAACTACTCAAGGTGCAGGTTTAGGAGTGACTGGTACTGTTGCTGACGCAACAAATTTTGTAACTCGTAGAAAATATGATTCTGTTGCAGGCACAATGAAAAATGTTTACTATTATTGGGTAAAAGGCAAAAAGACTGTTCCTGAATTAGAGGGCAGAGGCATGACTGCTGAAGCAGTTCAAAATTTAATCAAAGATCCAAGAGCACAAGGTTACAAATATGTAACAATATTTGGACCAAATAGATTTGCTCTTGTGAACTGTGATACATTAATCAATGGCGATGATACTATTTTAAACTTTAGATTGTTTAACACAGAATCTAAAGGAAACGTACACAACGAATATGCTCTTGTAACTGAAAATTTAGGTACAAGCACATTACCTAAAGATATAGAAAATGTATGGTTCAACAGTTTAATTGGATATGACGAACAGATGCAACAAGTACCAGATCCTGAATTAAGCGACAAAGCAAAATATGGAACACTAACCACTCCAAGACAAAGTTGGTTTAAAAACAATGCTGAAGCAACCAAACAATTAATTGTCAGAGCAAACGATGTTTTAATTAAAAATTTAATCGTAGATGAAGTAGATTTATCAACTTTAACATCAAGCGAACCTACTCCAGTAGCACAATCAGGCTTATACGATAGCACTGTTGATACAGAAGCAGATTTACAATTCTTAGGAACAGGACCAACTATTACTGCAACTCTTGTGCCTACAGTTTTAGATGGAAAAATAACAAATGTATCTATTACAAATCCAGGTGCAGGTTATAAAGTCGCTCCTACATACAAAATTAAATCCACTAATGGATCAGATGCTGTATTAAAATTAACAATCAATGCAAAAGGACAGGTCACTGCTGTCAAAGTTGAAAAGCAAGGAAAAAATTACGATTCTAAAACAACAATAACAGTAAGAAACTTTAGTGCTCTAGTGAGAGCAGATAGTCAAGTAGATGGCAAGTGGTCAATATACAACTGGAACCCTACTGACAAATGGACTAGATCACGAATACAAAGTTACAATACCTCGTTGTATTGGAATTACGCAGATTGGTATGCTACAGGTTATACACAATTTACAGCAATAGATCAAAAAGTAGATTACAGTTATCAACTAGATGCTCTACAAAATAGTGTAGGCGATATTGTAAAAATTAGTACAATTGGTACTGGCGGTTGGTTGTTATTAGAAAAAATAGACAGTCAAGTTGGAGTAGACTATACTGTTAATTACAAAACTGTGGGTAGACAAAATGGAACAATACAATTTAACAGTAGATTGTATGACTATGCAAACACAAATATAGGTTACGACAGCAATAGTTTTGACGTTCAATTGTATGATAGACAACCAGTTGAGGAAACAAGATTAATTTTACAAACATTAAGAGATAAAATTTTTGTTGAAGAACTGGATATTGAATACAATAAATTATTCTTTGCAAGTATTAGATATGCTTTAAGTGAAGAAAAATTAAATGACTGGATCTTTAAAACAAGTTTCATAAAAGCAAAACACAATGTTGGCGAATTACAGCAAAAACGTTCATTCAGAAATGACAATCTTGCAAACTTTGAAGATTATATCGCAGAAGTAAAACCATACAAATCTAAAATTAGAGAGTATGTAAGTGCTTATCAAAAAACAGAACCTACAAATACAAGTATAGCAGACTTTGATTATCCACCAAGATACCTAGATGGTTACATACAACCAAGTAACATCAGGGTAAGTGGAACATCACTAACTACAAACTCTATCACAACTTATCCAGATAAGCATTGGTTAGACAATGTTGGATATGCAATTACAGAAATAAATGTTGCAAATGCAGGATCAGATTATATTAATGCTCCAAAAGTTGCTATAACTGGTGGAGGAGGATCAGGAGCAACCGCAACAGCATTTATTAAAAATGGTAAAGTTACAAGAATCAGAGTTGACACAGAAGGTAGCGGTTACATATCTACACCAACCATTTCAGTATCTGGAAATGCGACTGCAAGTGCAGTCTTAGGAAAAGGAGTTACAAGAGCAACTCATGTAGGTGTTAAATTTGATAGAACAACAGGAACATTATTGTTAGCAAATCTATCAAGGACAGAAACTTTTACTGGAAATGCCTCACAACTTAAATTTAAATTAAAATGGCCTATGGATTTAAGGTCAAACACAATAACTGTTTCAGTTGGCGGCGTAGGAAAATTAAGAAGCGAATTTACTTTTGCTAACGAAAATGACACAACAAAATCTTATGCAAGAAAAACTGGCTATGTACAGTTCACAACGCCACCTGCAAATTTATCTACAATATCAATTACATATTTGATTGATCAAGATGTTTTACATACACAAGATAGAGTGAATTTATATTACGCTCCAACTGATGGTCAGCCAGGCAAAGAACTTGCACAGGTCATTGATGGAATAGATTACGGTGGAGTGGAAGTAAGAAGTATAACATTCGAAGATGTATCAGGTTGGGACAATGCAGGTTATGGTTCTGGAGAGTGGGACACTTATGACACCACTTACGAAGATGAAATATTCTATTTGGATGGAAGTACACAATCTATAAACTTATCAACAGCATTAGAGTCTGGTGTACAATATCATGTGTACAGAAGATTTAGAGCATTAACAAATAACAAGTGGGATTGGAAATTAGTTAGAATGGATGATCCTAACTTTGGAACAGGAAATCCAGTTACAAATACAAATGCTGTGATGAAATCACTAGAAGGTGATGGTAGCACAAAAACTGTAGATGTAAGTGCAATTGAAACGGGCAGTGATGACATTATCATTGTAAGAAAATCTACAAGTGATGGAAGTTTCTTACCTGATCCTGACGCGGTAGATTCATTAGTAAAAGGTGGAGACCTTGCTTACTCAACTGCAACTGGATTAAATGCAGAAGACATAAACATGGATGGAGACGGATTTGTTACTCCCACATCAAGTCATGGACCAGAAGAATTTGTTCCAGGACAAGTGTTAGACACATTAGATATCCAAGTATATGACAGAGGTGCATTCACAGGAAGTAAAATTAACAGTTACAATTACATAGGTGATGGTGCTACAACAACATATTCATTTGTAGACTTCCCACAAAGTAACAATGCTGTATTTGTTTCTGTAGATAATATTTTGTTTAATAACAATTTATATGCAGTGGATTATCAAAATAAAAATTTAGTATTCAATAGTGCGCCGACGAATGGTGCTAAAATTAACTTTATCACAATGGGTAATAGTGGTGAATCTATTTTAGACGTAGACATATTTACTGGTGACGGAAGCACAACAGAATTTGTAACAAGAGGTAAATTTAAAGCAAACAGCATCAGTACTTTAGTAAAAGTAAACGGCGTAGATCAGACGCATACAGTATTCGAAACTGACAGCACTTATTCAAGACCAGGAAAAGTTGCGATTAGATTCACAACTGCTCCGACACAAGATGCAGTGATTAATATTTGCGTTTATGAAAGTGCAAGTCAATCTTTCAGTGAAGTAACACAAAATAGTTTTACTGCTGATGGAAGCACAACAGCATTTACTTTATCGCCTACACCATTTACGCAACAACCATTTACAAACAATGTGATTGTAAAAGTTGATAATGATGTGTTAAGAAGTGGATTTACCAAGCAACACATTTTAACTGCTACAGGTGGAAACTTAATTAGAGAATATCAATTTAAGACTTGGCAGGTTTTACCTGGAACTATATTAGCAACAAATGTAAGAGCGTTCTTAAACAAAACAGAATTGACTGCGGCACAATACAGATGGAATCCTGGTAACAGCAGTGTTACTTTGGAATCAGGTGTTGGTGCTATCGGAGATGTGTTAGAAATTTATATTGAAAACGGAGAGTACTCAGTAAGTAACACTGGAGTATTAACTATATCTCCTGCTCCTGCAAATGGAAAAACTATAACAGCATATCAATTTAGTAAACATGATATACAAGATATAGAGCGTGAACAGTTTGATGTAATAGCAAAACAGAGTATTACTGTGAACACTGAAGATTATTTCACATACAATCAATTAACTAACGGAGTTATACAATTAAGAAGACCGGCTACTGATGCTCAATATGTTTGGGTATGTGTAAACGGAGAATGGTTGGCTCCAAGTGTTGACTACACAGTTTCGAATGATCAGAATAGATTGTTAATCAATAGAAATTTATCGCAGAACGATGAGATAGATGTTATACACTTCTCTGCTCCTAGTTTCATTGGTAAATTTGCATACAGACAATTTAAGGATATGCTTAACAGATCTCACTTCAAACGTGTTGGCGATGACAGACAATATTACCTTGCACAAGATTTAAACTGGAGCGACAGAGAAATTGTTCTTACAGACGGAACAGGTTTAACAGATCCTAGCATCGGCGCAAGATTGCCAGGTATATTATTCATAGATGGTGAAAGAATAGAATACTATCAGAAACAAGGACACACAATTAAACAACTCAGAAGAGGAACATTTGGTACGGGTATTCCTACTAAACACAACGCATCAACAGAAGTGTTCGATCAAAGTAGACATCAGAATGTTCCATACAAAGATGAGTTCCTGACTGAAAATTACACAGGAGCAAATGTTTCAAATAACCAACTGAACATATCGTTTACCCCTAAATCAGTAAATGAATTTGAGATATTTGTAGGTGGTAAGAGATTACGTAAGAACAGTATAAGTGTATATGACCCAGCAAATGGACAGGACAGTCCAGAGGCAGATACCACTGTTCAAGCAGAATTCACAGTAGATGGTGTTAATCCTGTGATAACATTTACAACAACACCATCCGCAACTGCCAAAATTGCGGTTATAAGGAAACAAGGGAAAATTTGGCATGATACGGCAAAAGCACTGAGTCAGACGAATAATGACATCGCAAGATTCATACGTCAAAAAGAAGTGGCATTGCCGCAATAAATACAGTAAGAAATTGGAGCACAAATGAGTAAAATAAAAGAAAACAGCGGAGTATTAGTTCAAGGACATATTAAGATACATGACCCTGAATCCGGTGCTGTATTCGTTAATAAACGTAACGCAATCCATTATGAAAATATGAGTATTGCTTTGGCTGAAAGTGTTGCTAACGCAGGGCAAGGCTTCATCAGTTCAATGGCGTTTGGTAACGGTGGAACATCAGTTGATCCAACTGGTATTATCACATATCTAACTCCAAACAGTACTGGAACAAATGCAAGTTTGTACAACCAAACATTTACTAAAATTGTTGATGATAGATCAGTATCTAACTTAGATCCACAAAGAAATAAGATAGAAACAAGACACGTGAATGGAACAAACTATACAGATGTTGTTGTTACCTGTTTATTAGATTATGGTGAACCAAATGGACAAGATGCAACTGACACAGCATCCGCATCAGACAGTTTATATGTGTTTGATGAATTAGGACTTACAAGTTACGCATCATCAGGAACAGGCAAATTATTGACACACGTAATTTTCCATCCTGTACAAAAAAGTTTAAACAGATTGATACAAATAGATTACACTGTTAGAGTACAAAGTTTAACAGGTTTTAACGAAGGGTAATAAATGGCATATACCATTAATTTTTCCGACGCAGTAAACAAAGGTACTATCACTATTAATGACAATACTATTAATAATGAAACTACTTTAAGACTGCCAGGAAAAAATACAACATCATATGGTACAATAATTGCAGAAAATTTTCTACATCTTTTAGAAAATTTTGCAAATAGCACTGCCCCATCGAGACCTGTTGAAGGACAACTTTGGTTCGATACAACAGCAGGAACAGATCAATTGAAAGTGTATGATGGTACCAATTGGGTAGCGTCAGGTGGACTTAAAAAAGCAATCAATCAACCTAGTGCTTCAGAAAGCGTCACAGGTGACCTTTGGGTTGATACAAATGCACAACAACTTTACTTGTTCACAGGAACAGGTTGGGTACTCATAGGTCCACAATATAGTTCAGGACTAACAACAGGCGCAAGTCCTGTTGTGGTTACTGGCACAGATGATTTAAATTACAGTATTGTAAAACTAGAAGTTTCAGCGAAGACAGTGGCAATCATTGCTTCTGATCAATTTACACCTAAAAGTAACATAGCAGGATTTTCAACTTTATATCCAGGATTAAATTTAAGTGTAGCAAATATCACTGGCGACGGTGTAGGCAAATTTTATGGTACGGCACAAAAGGCAGAAAACCTTGTTGTTGGTACTTCAACTATCGCGGCAGGAAACTTTTTAAGATCAGATACAACAAGTTTAACAAATTTTCCAATTAAAGTAAAAACAGATGACGGTGTAGAAGTTGGAGCGGCAGGTTCTTTCAAAATGTTTGTTGAGAATCAAGCAGGTATATTCCAATTAAGTACATTAGATGAAGAAATAGATTTCAGATTAAACAATCAAGGTCAAACAACAACAGTATTAAGAGTAAGTTCGCAAGGACAAGTTGGTGTAAACAAAACTAATCCAACTCAAGCATTAGACGTAACAGGTAATATTTTATCAAGTGGCTCTATACAATCCGATAGCACAACTGACGCAACGAATGTAAGTTCAGGTTCAATAATTGCAAAAGGTGGAGTAGGCATAGCCAAAAAACTTTATGTTGGTGACGCTACAAATATCGTAGGAGATGTTACAGCAAACAATATTTTACCACAGTCTAACAACACATACAGCATTGGTGCTACGAACAATCAATACAATAATGTATACGCAAATAATTTTGTAGGAAATGTAACTGGAAATGTAAGTGGAACAGTATCTGGCACAGCCGGTCAGGCAAACAAATTAACAACAGCATCAACATTTAATATGACTGGAGATGTTACAGCAACATCATTTAGTTTTGATGGACAAACAGGTGGAACATCTAAAACTTTTGCTACATCTATAAGCAATTCTTTCATAGGAAATCAAACTTTAACAACAACAAGTTCTGTATCAGACGAATTGATAATAAACAGAACATCAGGAACAACAGGTATATTTAAAACTACTGTTGGTTCTATAGTAAACACAATACCTACACCACCAATAGGATCAATTATGATTTATGCAGGTGCAACTGCTCCTACAGATTGGTTAATGTGTGATGGTGCAGAAATAAGCAGAGCAACATACAACAAACTGTTTGGAGTTATAGGTACTCAATTTGGAACGCCAAGCACATCGGCAGTATTTAAAACTCCGGACTTGCGTGGAAGATTCCCATTAGGTAAAGACAACATGGGACAAGGTTCTGCAGATAGAACAACGGCAGTATTTGCTGATAACCTAGGACAAGGTGCTGGTGCAGAAAAGAAAACAATTACAAAAGAAAATTTACCACAACACGAACACAATCTCCAAGCAAACAATGGAGATCAGTTCTTTGCATCTAGAATGATTGCAGGAGCATCAGGTGATGCAGAAGTAACAACTAGAAGTGGTCCAGATTTAAACAACACAGCCGGCGCACAACAATTACCTAACACAGGTGGATTAGCAGGCACAACGGGACAACTATTTGATGTGATGAACCCGTACTTAACACTTAATTACATCATATACAGTGGAGGAATTTAATGAGTTATAAGTTGAACAAAACAGATGGCAGTTTACTTGTTGACCTAGTAGATGGTCAATTGGATACAACATCTAGTGACTTAACACTTATTGGAAGAAACTATTCAGGATTTGGTGAAGTATTAAATGAAAACTTCATTCAACTATTAGAAAATTTTGCAAACAGTGCCGCACCAACTAATCCTACAAGAGGTCAGTTATGGTTCGACACAACAGAAAATAGATTAAAAGTATACAACGGAACGGCATTTACGGCAAGTGGTGGTGTTACTGTTCAAGCCACACAACCTAACATGGTTGCTGGTGATCTTTGGATTGACAGCAATGCAAGTCAATTATATTTCTTTGATGGAACAAATTTAAGACTTGCTGGTCCAACTTATTCAAGACAATCAGGAACTTCAGGCTTCACAGTTGTTAGTGTGCTAGATACACAAAGTATTACAAACTATGTTGTGAAAATGTTCGTAGGCGGTAGCCTAGTAGGCGTACACAGTAACGCTTCGTTTACTCCGGCGGCGGGTGCTCAAATCACTGAACTAGTAACAAGTTCAAATACAACTGGTGCAATTACAAAAGGTTTTAACACAGTAGGAACTGATTACAAATTTGTTGGAACATCTACTGTATCGGAAGCATTAAAAGATGGTGCTGGCATAGTAAGAACTGGTGATCAGTATCTTACAGCGGATAGTGATGACACAACAACAGGTGCAATAACAATCCAAAACAATGGTGGATTGACGGTAGGACTTAACAACAACACAAAATTAGAATTCACAAACAATGCGTTCACAGTAGCAAATCAATTAACAGGACAAGACGTAGAAGTAAAAGTTAGAAGACCTGCTGAAACTTCTGCAATAAAAATTGATGCCACGAATGCTAGAGTAGGTATTTTTAAAGCGTCACCAAGCAAAACTTTAGATGTAGGTGGAGATGTAAACATAGACGGTAACCTTGTAGTAAGTGGAACACAAACATCTATAGATGTAACAACTTTAGTAGTTGAAGACAAAAATATTGATTTAGGTAAAAAAGATGACGGCACAGTAGGAAATGATGCCGCAGTTGACGATGGTGGTATCATACTAAATTCATCACAAGGTAATAAAACTTTTGTATGGAAAGATGGAACAGATTCTTGGACAAGTTCAGAAAATATTGATCTTGCATCAGGAAAAGGAATTAAAATAAACACAAATTCTGTTTTAACTGAAACCGCTTTAGGTTCGACAGTTACTTCTGCTCCAGGTCTTACTACAATAGGAACTCTTAACCAAGCAACTATTGCCAATGTAAAAATTGGACCAACAGATGGTTTAATCACAAGTTTAAATGCCAACGCACTAAAATTAGACAGTGCTACAAGTAGCATAGAAGTACAGAACAAAAAAATATCAGGCGTTGCAGATCCAACAGCATCACAGGACGTTGCAACAAAATCCTACGCAGATGGAAGCACAGTAATCGGTGTACAATTAGATATTACAGGATTGAGTGCAAACGCAGGAAACAATTATGCTCCTGTAGGTGTATTACTAGAAAAATTATTTCCAGCAGGTGGATACGACTCAACAAGTCCACAACCACCAGGAAGTGGTAACCCATCAAGTCCTTTCTACAATTCAAGCATAGCCGCAAGAGCACAAGGAGTTATTGCTAGAATTAGAACACTTGACTATGGATCAACAGGTGGTTTTAGTATACCTAGTATCGCTTTAAGTTCTTACAAAAACTTCACGCCAGTGGACCAAACTATTACAGCGGCACAAAGAACTATTGCTAGTGTTACAACATACGCACAAGATAACTCACTAGGCGCAACTACAAAATTAACAATGTCAGCGGCACACTTTTATGAAACAGGACAAGCGGTTGTGGTACAGAATACAACATTCAGTGGTGGTATAGGTACTATTGATGGAAACTACACTGTTCAATCAGCAGAATTTTCAGCGGAAGCACCTAACTATGTTTCAATTACAATAAACTATGATTCACAATCAAGTGGATTGTTAGGTGGTAATTACAATGCATCAAGTGGTACTGCTCAAAGAACTCCAGTGGTAGGATCCGCAAACAAACAGGTATTAGAAGATATCAGTGATCCAACAGGCGTAACTGGTACAATTACTTTTGCTCCGACAACTAAGATACTTCAATTTGGTGTCAACAGTGGTGCATGGGAATTTGATAGAGAAATTACATAGGATAACGATAAATATTAGAAACAAAGGGCAATATGGCATATACAGTTAATAATTTTACAGGAACATTAATAGCAACAGTAGAAGACGGTACTATTGATAACACTACTAACCTAAGATTTATAGGTAAAAACTATGCAGGTTATGGTGAAATTCAAAACGAAAACTTCTTGCATATGTTGGAAAACTTTGCTGGAGGAACTGCACCGTCAAGACCAGTGTCAGGTCAGTTATGGTTTGACAGTTCTCTTTCAAAATTAAAGTTTTATGATGGTGCTAAATTTAGAACAACTGGTGGTGCTGAGATTAGTTCAACTGCTCCAACAGGTTTAACAACTGGTGACTTTTGGTGGGACACTGCTAACAGTCAGTTGTATGCATGGGACGGATCTAGTTTTATTTTAGTAGGTCCACAAGGTGTAGGTTCAACAGTAACACAATTTACAAGTAGACAGATTCAAGACACTTTAGGTGCACAACAACTTATAATTGAAGGTAAAGTAAACAATGTGACAGTGGTTGCATTCAGTTCAACAGAATTCACAATAGACTCAACTCAATCGTCAAACACAATTACAGGCTTTGACGTAATTAAAAAAGGTATTACATTAGTCAATACTCAAGCGGCAACTAACGGTGTAACTTCAACTGATCACAGATTTTTTGGAACTGCTTCAAACTCAGATAGATTAGGTGGTTTTGTAGCAAGTGATTACTTGAGATCTGGTAGCACAAATTTTAGTTCAATTGTAAGATTTGCAGATGCAGGTTTTACTGTTGGTGATTCAAATGATTTTAAAGTTTCAATAGCAAATGGTAACGAAGGTGTACTTGCAAATGAAGTTGGAACGAAAATAGATTTCAAAGTAAATGTTAACAACGTTGTAACAAGTATTGCAGAAGTTGTAACAACTGGTATCAATCCAGGAAGCGGAAACAGAACATTAGGTACGGCAACCGACAAATGGTATGAGGTACACGCAACATCTTTAAAAGGAAATTCAGACACAGCCACAGCAATATTGCAAGGTGGTACATCATATCCAGGTAGCACAACTGCACAGGTGAACACAGTTGCATTAAGAGACGCAACAAACACAATAGCGGCAACCACTTTCAGTGGTAGAGCAACGCAGGCAAATTATGCTGACTTGGCAGAGATTTACAAAACAGATCAAGAATACCCAGTGGGAACAATAGTATCAATTGGCGGAGATGCAGAAGCAAGATCAGTTGAAGCAGGTGATCCAGTACTTGGAGTAATATCTGAAAATCCAGGATTTTTAATGAACAAAGACGCTGAAGGTCAAGCAGTTGCTTTTGTTGGTAGAGTACCAGTTTTGGTAAAAGGTGCTATTTCCAAAGGCGAAAGAGTATATGCAAACGGTGGCGGTTTTGGAACAACAGACGCAAATGGCGAACAAATTGGTTTTGCCCTAGAATCGAATTCAGAAGAATCCACGAAACTTGTTGAGGTAGTATTGCGCCTGGTAAATAACTAGAAGGAGCAATAATGGCTTTAGTTACAGCAACAAGATACAACACATTAAGACAATCAATTACAAATGTTTTAGAAACAGGATCTGGTGATAGTGGCTATGGTCAAACTGCAACCAGTTCAAGTATTTCAACAGGTGACATAATTCAAGCAACGCAAATTAATTCCATCTACGAAGACATAAGAAAATGTTACAAACACCAAAATGGTGGCAATCCAGCAAGTAACCAATTACAACAGGTTAGTGCAGGTGATCTTGTCAAAGACACTGACGGCGTTAACTATTCTGGTTGGGATCAATACGAAGCATTAGCACTTAACATAAGCACAAACAGATTAACAGTTGCTGGTGGACAGCAAGTGATTACAAGTGCTTCATCAAGAACAAGAGGCAGTTGGAACGGAGACATCACTTTAGTATTAGATGTAACATTTGGCAGTGCTGACGCAAGAAGATATTTCTTTAATCAAGGAGGATTTATAAGATTGACGAGTTCAGTGTCAGGTGGTGGTGCAAAAGACAGCAGTTGGAACACTATGTTATCAGGCGCTGGTAATGTTGACTTCAAAGCACACGGCACAACAGCATCAGGCGGAAGCGGTAGTGCATCAGGTTCGCTAGGCAATTACGAATTAACTTCATCATATCAATACATCTACCAAAGATTTGATGGCGGTGGTGGAGCCTACAGTGCCAATGATTATTACATCGAAGCACAGTCACCAAATGCAACACAAATCCAATTTAGATTGGTATGGCGTGATCAAGCAGGTGGTAATATTGACGAATCAGTATCCAATTTAAGTTATGATGCCATTACAGGAACAGCAACTACGGACATAATTGGTACAGCACCGGGTATAGCAGAAGGTTCCGGCACTAATTTCTAATATCTTATTTGACTAAAATCCAAAAATAAAGTATAATATCTTGTAATATCATGGATAAATCACTTAAAGAATCTTTGGATCACGCAACCAAGATGAAAGTCTACAATAATCAATTGCGATTGTTGAAAGAAAAATATCTTGAACGCAACATTCATTTCACAATTGGTCATCAATTTACAATAGATTTAAAACTAATAAACTATTGCATCACACTTAAAAACCAAGACAAAACAAAAGACGTAATCATGCTAGATGATTATGACCTTCCTGTAAGGATAGCAGACTTAGAATCCTTTTACACTGACATATTGGACTTGTACCAACAGAATCTTAATGCTTATATTGTTGAGTACAACAAACTTGTACAAGACAAAGGCAGAATTTAATGAGCAGAGGTGTTGTATTATTCGCTTTTAACAATAAAGCAATCAATTACGTAGAACAGGCTGAATTCTGTTGCAAGAAAATACAGAAACATTTACAGTTGCCAGTCACAATAGTTACGGCAGATAAGGTGCCTAACAAAGATTTGTTTGACAAAATAATTGTTATTCCAAAAGAAGAGAATCAGACAAGGAACTTTTATGATGGCGACACAAAACAAAAGGCTTTCTGGAATAACAAATCAAGAACATCTGCATATGACTTATCTCCTTACGATGAAACAATAGTGATGGATACAGACTTTATTGTGCAAAACGATTTACTGCTAAAAGTGTTTGGCAAAGGACATGACTTCTTGATCAATCAGGAGGCACAACATTTAGACTTTGAAAGCAATATGACAGATGAAATGAAATACATTAGCGACAGTGGTATAAAGATGTGTTGGGCAACTGTATTCTATTTTCAGAAATGTGATAGAGTAAGACGTTTATTCACTTTAATAAATCATATAAAAGATCACTGGAGTTTTTACAGATTCAGATATCAACTATTACAAAATACTTACAGGAATGATTTTGCTTTTGCGATAGCACTACACATCATAAATGGTCATATGAAAAGCGATTGGCCTATCCAATTGCCTATAAAATTATTTTACATCACCGATAGAGATAAAATTGTTTCATACAAAGACAACACATGGAAGTTTAAATTGCAGGGTGAGTTGGATTGCAAAATCGAAGATATGAACATTCATGTAATGAATAAAATAGGTTTAATGAAAGTAATAAAAGATGAATAAGGGTATCTGTTTATTTGCACAAAAGAACGAAAGGTCTGATTATTACAAACAGGCAGTTGCCTGTGCTATGAGTATAAAGTCTTTCAATCCAGATGAAAAGATATGTCTTATTACAGATATGAAAGTAGCAAAAGCAGATGAAAAGTATTTTGATGTTGTAAAAGATATACCTGGTAAAGACCTAAGCACAAATTCAACTTGGAAAATAGAAAATAGAAGTAAAATTTATAACACATCACCGTTCGAAAGAACAATAGTTTTAGACGTTGATATGCTAGTGCTAGAAAATTTACAAAATTTCTGGACTTTATTGGAACCATACGAACTATTTTACACAAACAAAGTTAAAACTTATAGGAATGAGATCGCAAATGACGATTTTTACAGGAAAGTCTTTGTGCATAACCAACTACCCAATGTGTACTGTGGATTACACTATTTTAAGAAATCCGCAAGTAACGAAAAATTTTACGCACTGGTGTCAGACGTAGTAACAAATTATAAAGAATACAGTGAACGGTTTGCAAATAATTTTAAACAGACATGGTGTAGTATGGATGTTGCGACAGCAATAGCAATAAAACTACTAAACAAAGAACATCAGGTGTTTAGTAAGAGCAATGTGTTAACATTTACACACATGAAGCCTAAAATACAAAATTGGAAAGCCGATGTTAAAAATTGGACAGCATATATTGATTATAACTTCAATAAACACAAAGAACTCGCTGTGGGCAATATCATTCAAACAGGAATTTTCCATTATGTGGAGGATAATTTTGTTAACGAACAACTAATGGAGAATTTAAAATGAAACCATTTGTAAGACCGCCGTTAGTAATCACGACAGAACCAACTAAACACAATTTTTATGTGACATTTAATCCAGACACAGGCAAAGTTACAGGAATGACTCCACAAAAACAAGGCAACTGCGTAGCAATTGATGAGTATCTAGCAAATCAAATACAAAAAGGTGTTAAAACATTTTTTGATTTCAAAGTAGAACTACAAAACAACCAGTATGTTCTTGTTCAGAAAGATGCAGTTCAGGTAAAAGACAACAATGTTGATGCAATGGCTGTTGTTGAGAACAAATTTTTGTATGAAATAAAATATAACGACACAGACTCTTGTATAAGATTTACTTTAAGCAAAAATAATAAAAAATTTATTGTCACAATAGATGATACACTAGCAGATAATCTGTCAGAAACAATTGATATGAAAAAAACTAACGTGTACAACTTTTTTACTACGGACCAAGACAATACCATGATAGTGGATAGTATTTTAGAAGTAAATCTAAATGATTTGATAAAGAACAGACAGGTAGAAATTAATTATACGCCTAATTTTGTTCCAAGACTATTTTGCAGGAAATTATACAATTATTCTTATGAGGTATTAGATGAGTTTTAAAATTACTGACACAGATTTTATATTTTTAAGTTTCGACGAGCCAAATGCTGAAAAAAATTTTGCCGATTTGAAAAAGAAAGTACCATGGGCGAAAAGAGTTCATGGTGTGTACGGGTTTGATGCCGCACACAAAGCCTGTGCTGACGCTTCAGATACAGATAGGTTTATCACAGTAGATGGTGACACCATAATTGAACCTGATTTTACAAAAGTTATAGTTGACTTACCCAGTCTTGGAGTAGATAACACATATCAATTTAGTTGGTGTGGGCGAATAGACCTTAATGGATTACAATATGGCAACGGAAGTTTAAAATGTTGGACAAAAGACTTTGTGCGTCAAATGAAGACACATGAAAATCATGATGGCAAAGATAAAAATGTTATAGAGTTTTGTCATTTTGACAACTATTACCAATTCAACGAAAACTTTTCAACAAGTTATATTAATGCAAGTCCTTTCCAAGCCTGGAGAGCAGGTTTTAGAGAAGGAGTGAAGATGAGTCTTGATAGAAATGCACGTGTAAACAATGTAAAAGATTTATGGTGGCAAAATTATCAAAGATTACTTGTATGGTTAAATGTTGGTGCAGATGTTGATAATGGATATTTTGCTATACATGGTGCAAGGCTAGGTTGTTATCTTACTAATTGTACAGATTGGGATATTGTTCAAACAAGAGAGTTTGACTTCTATGAAAAATATTGGAGATTAGAACTTAATCCAAATGACAACGATAATCCATTTACAGAAGAACGTTGCAAAAAACAAATAATAGATCTAGGTAATAAAATTAAAGAAAAACATGATATGGAATTCGGGACAGAACCGTTAAGTCCAGAACAAAGTAAATTTTTTAAAGAAGTATATCTTAATACTCCAAGGATATGGAAAAGGAGAGGCAATGTTTGATATAATTTTTATTTCTTATCAAGAACCTAACGCAGAAGAAAATTTTAAACAGTTGCAAAATAGGTTTCCTATTGCACAAAGAGTACATGGAGTAAAAGGAATACATCAAGCACACATCGAAGCCGCTAAAAAAGCCTGTACAAAAATGTTTTATGTGGTGGATGGAGATGCATTAATAGAAGAAGACTTCAACTTTGATTACAAAGTGCCGGAAAAGGATATGAATGCTGTTCACGTATGGCGTAGCAAAAATCCAGTAAATGAATTAGTGTATGGATATGGCGGTGTAAAACTATTGCCTACCAATTTGACATTAAATATGAATACAGAAACTACTGATATGACTACAAGTATAAGTGATAGATTTAGACCAATGGAGCAAATATCAAATGTTTCCGCTTTCGATACAACACCGTTTAACACTTGGAAAAGTGCTTTTAGAGAGTGTGTAAAATTGTCTAGCAAAGTTATTGACAGACAAGAGGACAGTGAAACAGATGCAAGACTAGATGCTTGGTGCAAGTCAAAAGATTTAATTGCTGTTGACGGAGCAGTAGCAGGCAGAAAGTATGGAACAGAAAATAAAGGAAACAAAGAAGCAATTTCAAAAATAAATGACTTTGCTTGGCTAGAAGAAACTTACAAAAATGCAAACTAATTTTGACATACCATTTAAAAATATAATAGAAGTTGGACAACAAACTATGTTGGATCAAAAACTTTTTTCTGTAAGTTGGATATTAAGTAGGTTTTGTAATTACAACTGCTCGTATTGTTGGCCCTATGCTCATAGCAACAAAGCGGACCATAGACCTTTAGAACAATACAAACAAACTATAGATGAAATAAAAAGACAAGCAAGAGACAATGGCTTTACAGATTTTCATTTTAGTTTTAGTGGTGGTGAACCTACTGCGTATAAAAAATTTTTAGAACTGATTGAATACTACAATCAGGACCCAGACACAACATATCAAAGTATTCACATGACAACAAATTTAAGTCCTGGTATGAAATGGTGGGAGCGTTGGTTAGATGCTACAAAACAATTATCACGAAGATCAATCACTGCAAGTTTTCATCATGAATTTGCAAACGAACAAGAGTTCGGAGATAAAATCTTAATGCTTACTAATCGTGATGTATTTGTAACAATAAATCAAGTTATGGTTCCAGAACTATTTGATGAACTTTATCAACGATGCAAAAGATTTCATGAGAGAGGAATCAACGTTACACTTAAACCTCAAAGCGATCCAACAGCAAGTTTTATTGTTGATGGATACACTGACGAACAAAAAGAACTTTTACAACAAGGTTTCCCGCAACAGTTTCCACAAAAATATTATAACAATTTCGACAGTTTTGAATCCAACTGGTCCGATAGAGTAGATAATAAAATATATCAATTGAAACTTATAGATAATAAAAAGAAAGAATATTACCTAGATCAAGCAGAAAGATTAAATGCTTTTGGTTTTAATAAATTTCAAAATTGGACTTGCAATGCAGGATTTCAAAGTTGTATTGTGAGGGAACCAGGTGGCGAAGTAAAAAGAAGTTATAGTTGTCACGATCAACCTCTAGGGTCTATAGACGAAGGATTTAATTTATTTAAAACTGCCATGCCTTGTATAACGCCTAGTTGTGTTAGCAGTGCAGACAGCAAAATACCTAAAAAGAAAGAATGCCCATGTGGACGATCTCCTACAGGTAGATGTTGCGGTTGGCATAACTTATCAGAAGAAGATTATAAAAAGAAGTTAGAGGAATATTACGCAGATGTATAAATTTGAAGACATAAGAGACGTGCATTTAGAAATTACAAGCAAGTGTCAAGCAAAGTGTCCGATGTGTCCGCGAAGGATAAATGGTGGACCAATGAATCCATTCATTAAATTAGATGACATCACTCTAGATAGATTTAAGGAATGGTTTCCAAGACAGTTTATACAACAATTGAACAGTATGTTTATGTGTGGAAATTTAGGTGATCCGATTATTAGTAGAGACACAATGGAAATATTTGAACATCTACGTGAAGTAAACCCTCGTATGAAATTGAGTATGCACACAAATGGTAGTGCAAGGGAGACAGGCTGGTGGAAAGAACTTGCCAAACATAGAGTAATTGTAACTTTCGGCATAGATGGCTTGGAGGATACACATCATCTATATAGAATATCAACTGACTTTAACAAAATTATAGACAACGCAAAGGCTTTCATAGGTGCTGGCGGATATGCTAAATGGCATATGCTGGTGTTTGAACACAACGAACATCAAGTAGAAGAAGCAAAACAAATGTCAGAGGAACTAGGTTTCAAGATGTTTACAACAAAAAATACAACAAGATTCAAAGATGATCATTTCCAAGTAATAGATGAAAAAGGAAATCCTTTGCACAAATTAAGACCATCGGAAAAAAGTAAAGCAATGATTCCAATGATGAAAGAAGCAAGTAAAGATAGTAAACCAAACATAATTTGTAAAGCAAAAAAATATAACCAAATCTATGTTAGTGCTTGTGGAAATGTTTCACCGTGTTGTTGGTTAGATGTTGAATGGATGCCACCTACACAACCTTCAAGAATGGATTATATGAAAAAAATTAACAAGTTTCCTAATTTGTATAAGGAATCTTTAAAGGATATTTTTGACAGCAATTTTTTCCAAGACATAGAAAGCACTTGGGAAATAACTCCCTTGCGTGAATGTAGTAGACAGTGTGGAGCATTTGATAAGTTAGGAGCACAATTTGAAGATTAATATAAAAGATGTTTTGTTTTGGATGGATGCAATCAGAGAATCTGATGATAGATATCGTACCCTTGAAAGTTTCTGGAAAGGTCAGATCAACAGCAAAGTTTGGTTAATTGAACATTTAGAAAAGTATCATCAAAATAGACCATACAATATATTATTATGCGGCGGATGGAACGGAGTACTTGCGACACTATTGTTTAATAGTAGGCTAGATATTACTAGAATTGTAAGTATGGACATTGATAATAAATGTGAAGATATTGCATACAATATGAACAAAGATTATGAAATGCAAGGCAGATTCAAAGCAATTACTTCCGATATGTTGGCTTACAACGATTATGATAAACACAATTTAATTATTAATACTGTATGTGAACACATGACACCAGACCAATACAACGAATGGTTGGATAAATTGCCATCAAACAAAAGGATTGTATTACAGAGCAATGACTATTTCAGTCATGAAGAACACGTCAATTGCAAACAAACATTAGAAGAGTTTCAAAAAGATTGCAATTTAAATGTAGATATCGCTGGCACTATGCCAACAGAAAAATATAATAGATTTATGATAATAGGAAATACTAAATGAAAGCACCAGTAAATTTTTCAGATAGAGTTGCTTATAGAATTACAATGTTTTTGCGTTGGATAGCAGATAGTTTTTTTAAAAAGAGATATGGACACAGGGCGGTTGTATTAGAAACTATCGCAGGTGTGCCAGGCATGGTTGCAGGTATGTGGAATCATTTACGTAGTTTAAGAAAAATGAAACCAGACGACAGAGGTTGGATAAAGACTCTGTTAGCAGAAGCGGAAAATGAACGTATGCATTTGATGATTTTTATGAGAATAGCAAAGCCTAATTGGGTAGAACGTTGGGCGATTATTACAGCACAATTTATTTTCTGGCATTTCTATATGTTCTTGTACATATTTTTTCCGCAGTGTGCTCATAGGATGGTTGCATATTTTGAGGAACAAGCCTGCATAAGTTATACAGAATATCTAAAAGAAATAGATGAGGGTAGAGCAGAAAATATAAAAGCACCTAAAATTGCAATTGATTATTATAATTTAGATAAAGATGCAAAACTTCGTGATGTTGTTATTGCAGTACGTAAAGATGAAGAAGGACACAGAGACGTAAATCATGACATGGCAGATCAAATTAGAAGAAAAAGGGCAGGATTAATATAATGATAATGAGCAACAAAGACATAGAAGAATATCATAACATAGGGTTGGATACAGCCACAAAGGTCTTTAATAAATTTAAAGACGGAACTTTGCCTTGGTTAGAATTAGACATTGACTTTAAAAAATTTATTAGTACAGAAGAATTAAATTCAGTAGACGCTTACTATGTGCCGCACAGAAGTGATGAGTACGGCAACAAAGGTTGGAGCAGTTGTTGTTTACATGGTTTGGGAATGGACTTGACTGAGGTAGCAGGACAATACGGATACAAAGATGAATTAAATGCTCCTTATGATTGGACAGCATTAACTGAAAATGCACCACTGGCTACAAAGTTTTGGAAACAATTCCCCGCTGAAAGATATAGCAGAATAAGATTTATGAAACTAGAATCACACGGAAAAATTGAATGGCATGACGATCATCCAGGACACGAATTGCCCAATGATCTTTGTGATTACTTGATCCCAATTAATGTTGCGATAGTAAATCCAGCATTATGTTATATGGAGTTAAAAGACCATGGACTTGTTCCTTGGCGCAATGGTAAAGTGTATCTAATTAATATTCTAAAACAACATAGAGTAGAAAACAATTCTAATGTTGACAGGATTCATATGATAGCACAGGCACACATTGGGAACAAACGTAAAGAATTTAATGAACTATTAGACAGGAGTTTGAAGAAAAATGGCATTCGAATTTGAAGCACCTAATTTAAAGCACAAAAATATTATTTTTATCTGTAGTACAAATTTTCATTTAATAAAAAATAATGCTACAAAAGAAACAATAATGAATATAGCAGAATACGGTATTACAAATATTACCAGTAATGGTTACAATGTTTGGATTGCTATAAGTGAAACTGTAAGTTTACAACAAGCAGTCGACAAGTATGATTACGCAGTGGTATATACACCAGACACTGAATTCGAAGGTGGTAAATTTTTTGAACATCTGCATGAATTGATTAAGAAAGACTTTTTTATTGCAGGTCACGTGTTGGATAGAAAAGAAGGATACTACGAACTTCATGAACAATGTTATGTTGTTAACTTAAACAAATATAAAGAATTAGAGTGTCCAGATGTGGGCGAGGCAGAACCTGATGCAGAACATATGGATAATGAACCTATACGTAGTGATGAAAACTTTCACGACGACTACACGCCTTTATGGGTCAAGCCAGGAGATACTCCTAAGAAATACACACACAAATGGCATGGTTGGAATCTTGTTAGAACTGCTTTAGACAATGGTGAAAATATCATTGTGTTCGATGAAGACATTAGACATTCAAAAAGATGTTATTATGCACCACACGAAACGGACTTTATGGAAAATAGCAAACACATATACCACAAATACAATTTAAGTGCAAGTAGACTGTTTTATCCTATTAATACAGAAGAGGTGCTTGATGTTCCTATGAAAGGTCCAATTAGTCAGTTGATTATGCCGGCAAGTGGATTTAATTGGGTAAGTTACTTGGACAAATATGGAATACAAGATGAAAAAAATACGGAAGTTATTTTTTATGATTACAATCCTACTGCACTTTATTATATGCAACAAACAATAGAAAATTTCGAAGGAGGAGATTATCATAAATTCCTTAAGAGTGTAAACAAGCACAAAACAAATGACTGGATAGACAGCAAGATGGATATAGCAGATTACATGAGCAAAGTCAAAAACTTCAACAGATACAAAGACGAGGTTAAATTTAAATTTGTAGAATGTGATTTACTAAATGATTTCCATTTAAAATTAAAAAATGATCCCAACACAATTTTCCATGTAAGCAATATTTTTGCATACGAGCCAACTGCTCCTTTTATAGGAACCAAGCATAGAGTTTACAAAGAAAATCAATTGATAAAGTATCTAAACGAAAAATATGAAAAAATTAACTTAATTGTGTCTGTACACGCATGGGACGGATTTGTTGAATATCCTATACACTCAGGACCGATAAGTAAATTTACAGAATGCGACATTGAAGATTTAAGGGCACCTCTTTGGAGATTTGGTAAAGAATGGAAAAAAGAAACGGACATCGATGACGGACAGCAATGAATACTGGTTAAATCCAGAAGACTCACAACTAGGTAAATGGCAGAGAGAGTTAGCCAAAGTATCTAACAGTAATACTTTTTGTATTCTGCCTTGGATACACTTTGCAACAAGACCTAATGGAGATATGCGACTATGCTGTTCTGCAAATGCCAGCGGAGCAGGTTCAGATCATGAAGTAGGTATTATTAAAAAAGAAGATGGCACACCTGCCAACTTTGGAAAAGATACTCCTATGAGTGCTTGGAATAATGAATATATGAAAAGTGTGAGAACAACTATGCTTAAAGGACAAATACCTGCTAGTTGTAATAAATGTTTCCAAGAAGAAAAAGTAGGCGTAGTAAGTAAACGTATTTGGGAAACTGGAACATGGCACAAAGATGGCGTTGATATTCATGAATTAATAAGACAAACAAAAGAAGATGGTACTGTGCCTGAAGAATTAGTTTACTTAGATTTACGTTTAGGACACACTTGCAATATTAAATGTGTAATGTGTTCTCCACATGACAGTAGCAAATGGGTAAAAGATTGGCAGACACTAATGCCACAATTAGAAAACAAGCACGTAAAGGATCAATTGCAATGGGGCAAAAAAGAATTTAATAACTTCTGGTATGAGAAACCAGAGTTTTGGGAAGAAATGTACAAGCAAATACCCAATCTAAAACAAGTTTATTTTGCAGGCGGCGAACCGCTTATGATTAAAGAGCACAAAAAATTTATTGAAGAAATTATAAGACAAGGATATCAAGACAAAATTTTACTTCGTTACAACTCTAATGGTATTTTAGTTGACGAAGACCTAATAGAATTGTGGAAAAAATTTAAAAAAGTTAAATTTGCTATTAGCATGGATGCAATAGAGAAACGTGATGAGTATATTAGATTTCCAACAAATTGGGACACGGTTGAAAAGAACTTGCGTATGTTGGACGAAACTCCAGATAACATACAAACAAGTTTAGCAACAGCAATACAAATATTCAATGTAAAACACTTACCAGAATTTATGAAATGGAAAGTACAAAGCAAATTTAAAAAACTTAATCTAGGCACTGTGCCAGGTGACATTCAAATGGGTGGCGGTCTTGTTAATATGCACTTGTTGTATATTCCTACTTTCCTAAGTATACAAATTTTACCTAAAGAGGATAAGCAAGAAGTAGAAGAACGTTTCAAAGAATTCAAAGGTTGGCTATGGGACAATTATAGACAAGACGATGATTATTGGAAACATAATCCTTATGGATGGAAAAGATGGGACGCAGTGGTTAACCACATGAACGCACAAGACAATTCATACTTGTTGCCAGGATTTAAAGAATATGTTACTAAATTGGATGCTATAAGGAAGGTTGACGCCAAGCAAGTGTTTCCGGAGTTGTCGCATCTACTATAAGTTTAAACACTTCTTTACTGCCATCACTGCCCATGTGATTCAGTCTAAACTTAAAAATATTTTGCAACCAAGGTAATTTATTTTCACACCAACCGCTAATAGGATCAGTTCTACAACTTATATAGTATAAAGGTGTACGTACTTCTGTGCCATTGCGCCATCTATATAAGAAATTAATATCTTTCAATTGTGCTTCAGACCAAGGTTCTACTTTAGTATCCCCGAAACTCCATAGGTGTATAATTTTTCCTTTGCATTTAGAAAGATATTCATTGTCTAGCCAATAAGCCGCTGTTTGAAAGTTCAGTCTTTCTTTGTCCCATTCTATTAAATGTTCGTAGTATTGCCTTGCCGCTTTGTGTTTTTTACTTCTATGAGCATAAGCACTAGGCGGAGTGATATCTCCAGTGCGATGATATATTCTAAAAGGATCGGTCCAAGCAAACACAATGTAATCTAGATTTATAAACTTATGGAAGTTTTGTTTGAAATGTATCATAGTATTCCAATAACTAGAACCACTCACTCCAACGTTTACAATTTTAGCATCATACTTGTCCGCAAGTTTACCCATCCAATTATTCTTCCTTGGATGTGTTACAAAACTGTCGCCGAAAAAACCTATCGTCCTTTTGGCACTTGAACGTCCGCTATACATACACACCTTTCTTGAGTACAAAAAGTACTGTTCACAGGAAATTGTAATTCAGGATCATCATATTTTAATCCTGTAAAATTACCTAATTCTACTCTGCAACCTGCTCCCAAGTATACTCTTTTGTCATAGTTAATATAAATTCTGTTGATACCTGCTCTGCATTGATAATGACGCCAATCAGTCACACCATTTGTTACTGCCCAATAAGGATCAAAGTCTTTTCGTGACAATACCATTTCGCCTTTTTCATTTGTGTCTGCAACGTACATATACATATCTCTGTTTAGTTTTGCATCTGCTTTTTCACTTATTCTATCTTGTGGTCTTATAACTTTGTTGAAAATATTTTTTTGTTCTGAATTGTAAGGATACAAGTCACGTTCATCTGCTGTATCTGTTTCCCATATGTGGTGCAATGGTTTCGCTTGTATACCCCAATTTTTATTTCTACTTGATTTAAGATCCTCAATTATCTGCTTACACTTATCGAATTCATCTGGTTTAATCATTACATGACATATACTATCAACACCTACGTCTATAAGATAGTCACAGACTTCTACAATATGTTTGGTGTCTACAAATTCAGGATGGATACTAAAATGCACTGCAAAAAAATTTTTGTAATTGTCTTTCCACCACTGCATTTTCCTACTTCCATTTGTTATAGGAATAATAAAATTGTTTGGTTTACTATTGATATATTCACATAGGTCAGCAAAGTGTTTATAAAGAGTAGGCTCTCCTCCACCAAACTTCCAAATGTAGTTTTTCATACCCATATTGCCATAGTGTTCATGTAAACGGTCTATAAATTTAATGCTTTCATCTAGATCAATCCAAGGAAAGGAATTGTCGTGTAGCACTGGCAAACAATAAGAACAGTTGTAATTACAAGTGTTACCAAGTGTCCATTCTATTTGTAATACTCTATCAAATTCCTGGAATTTATATCCTGTTCTTCTAACTTCCATTTTTCACTTTGGTTATGTTTATGTCCGCGGCACACGTACACCAATCTCTTGTGCAGTCTATTGGCTCAGTAGGTTTTTTAAATGTGCCTTTGTAAATATTTCCTAAACTGCCTCCCACTCTACAAGTTGCTCTATGCACGTCGCCGTCCCAATTAATCATTAAACTTTCTAAGCCTGCGTTGCATTTCCAATTTTTAAATTGATTAGTTTTTTCAATTAGCATATCATTTACGTTGCAAGTTTTTGGTCCATTGTCTACCAAAACGTTATGTGGTGGATTATGATTTTCCAATTTCAAAAATTCCAATTCTTCCGGCGAGTACCGATTCATATCTTCAAAAATATCGTGTGTTTTGGTCCAACGTATAGGTCTTAATGCAAACTTTATTTGCTCCTCAGAAAGGTGTCTACAAACGTCTCTTACGTCATTTAAACGACCAGGAAGCATCATTACGTGTACAAGTATATTTTTGTTTTGCGACCCTTGTGCGGCCCTTAAAATTGATTTCAATACTTTTTGGTAGTCGTATTCAAAGTGTAAACTGAATA